TGTTGTTGCATCTCCATCGATAACCTCCTCATAGGTTATTCTATTTACTCTTGGATCCATCATTTCTCCAAGATGTTCCCATTTTATATCACCTTTTCCCAATCTGTCAACAATAGAATTTTCTATGTCTAAAGGACCATCTAGACAAGTAACAGTAAAATCTGCGTGATATTGATAGGCATTAATTTGAACTCTGAATTTTTTAGGGTGCATTTTTCCTTTCTATTTTGTGATTGTGGCGGGATTGTGTCCCGCCACAAAAATTTAAATATTAAGCACCTGGTGATGCAAATATACCTCTAGGGTCAGATACACCAAATACGTATCTTTCTCTAGCTTTGTATCTTACGTTACCAGTATCGAAGTCACCTTCCATTTTTGTAGTCAATGGAGCTCTTTCAAAATGCTTCATACCATTTGGCACATCTGTGATTAGATAGAACGCATCAGTGTCAGTTAAGAAATTGTTAACCACATATCCTTGTGGAACCATTCCCATAGATCTGATTGCATTGATATCATTATCAGCAGTTCCAACTCTACCTGCAGACTTCATAAGTCTTTCAGCAGTAAATTGTAATGCAGATGGAATGATCATCTTCTGCGCTCTAGCAGCGATTTTTAAACCTCTTTCATCAGTAAGCGCTGCAATGTCAATCATTGATTGCTCTAATGAAGTTTCGTTTAAGTCCGCAGCTGTTGCCAATGTATTACTGAAAGTTCCAGCAATAGTTGGGTGAGCTGTATTGAAAAGAGTTACACCGTCACCTGAGTTAAAACTTCCTCCAGGTAGACCATTATTAAGTGGGTTAACTGCTTTTACTTGTTTTGTTTGAGCCATAGATCTTGCTAAAGCTTTTGTGTATCTAGAAGCAAGTCTGTCATACAGGTTGTCCTCAATTGCTTCCTCAGTGATCGCAAACGCTAACGCAATTGTTTCGTTTGTGTATCTTGCTGTGAAAGTTTCTTGAGCTTGATCGTATCTTACACCAGAACCTTCCGGTTTAACTGATGCTTGAGCGAATCCTGATAACATAACTTCTTCTTCAAAAGCTCTGTCAGATGACTCAGTAGTATAAATTTCAGCTGACTGATTTTCATACTGTTTGTATTCCAGGCCAAATAGTGCATTTAAACCTGGCTCTAGTTCTTTAACTAGTTGATTACGTGATATAGCCATGATTATAAACCTCCTATTATATCCCTGCTACGTTGTTTCCTAAGATATGTTCATTGATCATAACTCTAAGAGCAAAGCCCTCAGCGCTAGTATCAGAATGATCAGGATCTCTGGAAACTCCGATGATTTTTAATTGGGCGATTGAACCACTTGTTGTAGCCGAAATTTTTGATTTCGAAATAAACAGTGGAGTCACCCCAACGTCTCCCACTTGATCCGCGCAGCCGCCTACTTCGTTCTGATTAAAAGAAGTGTCAGCAGACATAATCTCATACATTTGTTGAGGGTTGTCTGTAACAAATGCTACTATATCAGTCGCAGTATTACTAGCCGGTGAAAAGTTTTGAAACGTTGGCTTATTTGTAGTTGCATCAGTGTAAAACACTCCGTTCAGTGTACCCAGATTGTTTGTATCTGTGTCTCCTGAAGCGAGTACAACACCGTCTGCAGTTAATTGCACCATTGCTGCGTGCGAAATTAAAGCAGAAGAAGCTGCAACACTGTACTCAGAAAGAGCCATGTTGTTGTACGCTTGACCAACCATTTTAATGGGTCTGAATCCAAACCCAACTGTTGACGCATTAGCCATAGTTGTTTTCTCCTTATGTGACCTGTCCTTGCGGACCTCCAGTCACGGTTAATGTTTCATCGCTGGTTTGAATTGTTAAAAATTTTTAACTTTTCTTGCCACCGAAGGTTGTACGAGACTGTCTATCAATATCGATAGGCATTCCCTTATGCTGCTCCTTCAAAAGATCGTTGTCGATTGCTGTCATTTGATCTTGAGATTGTTTTCTATAATATTCCTCTCTTGATCTAGCGATCTCTTCCGGTACCCTAGTCAGCACTAGGCCTCCGTGCCCGATAACCCCTGCGTATTTGCCATCTGCGATTGCTGGAAAGTCGTCATCTGGATATTCATCTGATCTTACTAATTCATATCCGGACCTTAAGCGTCCTTGTATGTTTTTCGTATCAACGAATCCTAAAACTTCAATCCTGACCCATCTGTGTCTGAATCCTTCTGGCGCGTTGGGCGTATCTAAGTACGATGGTGGAGACCAAACTTTTGGCTGTTGTTTCGGTTTAACCGTTTTAGCCTGTGAAACTACTTTTGTAGTATCACTTTTTTTAGTTTGACTCGCACGAGTTGGTTGTTCTTTTTTCATATGCCTATACCTCCTTCGTGTTCATAAGTTGCTTCGCATACTCTTCTAGTGGCACACCTAATTTTTTAGCTATTGCTACTTGAGAAGATGTGAGTCTCACTCGCTTTGGACCAGTCTTTGAACTACGCGTTGCAGATGCAACGTTCTGTGTAGGTTTACTAGTCTGTTTTTCTACAGTATTACCAAATTTGTGGGGAAATTCAAGTCTTATTCTTTTGTCCACTTCTGCATAATATTCATCAGATTGTGGGTCCATCCCCTCTTCTTCAGTAAGTTTTCTGTGTAAATCAAAAGCCGTGTAGGTCATAGCATTATCTGTGCCAAACCATTCATTTCTTTCAGCCCAAGCCTCTGCTTTTGGATCTCTAGCAGGTTGTGATTGTGTCGGCGTTTGTACTGGTTGTGTTGTTTTTTCTTTAGCTGCTGTTTCTTGCATTTGATGTGCAGTTTTTAATTCAGCTAATTTACCTTGTTCATAACCAAGTTGAGAGATAGCAGTCAAAGCTTCCACTTCAGCTTTAGCATCTTCATTTAATCTTGCAGTTTTTAATTTTTCTTGAGCTGCTGCAAGAGAAGAAGAAATTCTACCTTCCATTTCTGTAGCATAGTTTTTATCTAAAGACGTAGATTTAGCTTCAAATTGATCTCTTTCTTTTTTAACTCTTTGTGCAAAAGCAAGAGCTTCTTCTCGTTGTCTCTCTGCTTCACGCATTTTTTTAGTTAATTTAGCTATTCTTTTTTTGACCCCTTCAGAATACTCTTCAACTGCTTTAGTGTTATCCGGTTGTTTATCACTCCCTTCTTCACTAGTTGTTTGTTCAGTCGTGTCCTTTTCCATTTGAACATTAGACTGCTGATCAGATTCCTTAGATGAATCAGTGGCGCTACCACCGTCTTCAAGTTTTGTTTCACGTTCATTTTCATATGTTTTATCTATTTCTTTATCTGTTGTTTCTTCTATTGGCAGTTCGACATCTTGACCCGGACCGGATGTATCAATGTCAACTGTTTTTGGTTCTTTATCTTCTGGCATAGTTTCTCCTTATCTATGTTAAAATTCGTGGAATATGTCTTCAGGGTTTTCCACGGTTGCTAAGATTTCATCATCATTGAGAAGTCTTATCTCACCCCCGTCTATTTTAATTCGTGATCCGGCATATCTTGCAAATATAACCCAATCACCTTTTTTACACCAAGGACCTTCTGGATATCTTTCTTTATCATAGCAGTGTGGTCCCATTCTTAAAACTAACCCACAAGTTGACGCTACTTGTGATCGTTCTACTGTTTCGTCTGCTAATAATATTCCGCCTTTAGTTTTTTCTTTTTGTTTAAAAGGTAAAACTAAAATTCTCCAACCTGTTGGTTCAGGAAGTTTTGATGATTCGTCTATGTCTTTTTTAACACCGACTAGTTCTTTATTTGGGAGAACTATCTTTTGGTTTGATGTTGATGACTGTTCCTTCATTTTCATTTTGCTCCTTTTTATTTAGCAGGCTGGATATTTCCTGACTGAGATACTGATATGTTCGTATCTGTCCTAACATATACTGGTATTTTTCCATATTGTCAACACCACCAGATGCCATTGCAGACACTACATCATCGTGTCTCATTTTAATTATTCTTCTAATTTTTTCTATGAATATCATGTCGTCCATTATTTCTTCCTTTTTTTATCAACACCTTTTATTTTACCTTTATTTTTTGATGCATAAAATACAGCCTCAGCTTTTTTCTTGCCGTATTGTTTTTTCATCGACTTCATTATTTTTTTACCTTTATCTGTTAGTGGCATTATAGTTGTGCTCCTTTTTCTGGTTCAAATTCTTCTAACACTTCAAGTTTTTCTTTAGCGTTAGCTATCTTTTCTATTTGTTTATTTACTTCATCTATATGTTGCGGATGCTCTCCAATACCTACAGAATTACTTAGGTATATATTTGCTGTTGCATCTGCTTCTGCTATTTCAGCTTCATATTTAGCTTTTAGTGCTTCTAGTATTGCTCTTCGCATTTCGTATTGACTCCTTTCCTCTTTTAAAAATTGCAGCGACTTGTCTTTTTCCCATAACTTTGGCACGCTGTTCTCCAACAGTTAATATTTGAATTTTTCTAGCAAACGGTTTAGAAATCTTTTTAACTTTCGCCACCGTCTTACGCGCGTCCGTCGGCGTTGCGAACTTAATTCCAACAGTGTCGCGTGGGTTTTCATCAGTGTAAAGCCTTCTACCATATTTTTTACCAGGGTGTTTACCCGTTCCTTTTTTAGGATCTTTTGCCATATTTCTCCTTCCAATACTTGGCTCTCTCCAGCTTTCTAACTCTATATTCTAATTGGTCAATACCAAATATTTTTTTAAAAAATTCTATTAACATTTCCATCTTCTACGAGCCTGTCTTAATCTTGAGTTAGGATCTCTCGCAGCTTTAGGAAACTTCTTCATTTGACCTGCGCTTCTTGCACAGTATGATTTACGTCGTTTAGCAGCTTTAGATCCTGGTTTGACTTTGCCAGTGACCGCTGTTTTTAGTTTAGAGCCAGGATTCATTCTTCTATAGGCTTTGACCCCAGCTTGTGTCATACCCGCGCCCGACTTAGTCGAACGAAAATTTTTTTTATTTCTTGCCGGCATGTTGTCTTGTTTTCTCATTATACCAAACCTCCCATGCTCATGCTTTTTCTTTTTGCAAAAGTTTTTACATTAGTCGGTTTTCCACCAACACCTTGTGCTTTACTTCTCTTTCTTGCAACAGCAGAACGCCTTTGCGATTCTGTCATTCGGGCGGCTTTTGCAGCAGGCACGCATTTGGGGTATTTTCTTTTTGATCCACTTGCAGATTTTCTTCCACATTTGTTAAAACCCCCACCTTTTTTCTTGGAACCTATATCGACCCAGTCTTGTTTGAACCATTCTTTTAAGCCCGCCATTTTATTAGTAAACTTTTGTTACCTTTCTTCTATTTGACATGACGGCTCCACAACCTCTAGCGATGCCACCATTTTTTAAACCTTGTCTTTTTAGTCTAGCTGTAGCTTCAGATAGTCCACCACCTGCTCTCATAATTCTACCACCCATCGCTTTACCTGCTGGCTTAGGTCCTTTGAAGTCTTTTCTTTTAACTCCAGAAGGATCTTTAATTTTACCTGCACAAATTTTAGAAGCGTAGGCATTAGCGTATGCACTGGGATATACGGCGAATTTTCTTTTCGCTGCAGCTTTACCTCTAGGACATAGTTTAGTCATTATCTTTTCCTCGCTGTTTGTTTTGCTCTTGCAAAGTTAGCTGCTGTAGGCGCACCTTTAGCACCTTTCTTTCGCATCTTACCTCCACGCTTTCTTTTAGCGTGGATATTTGCATACAAACCTTTTCCAGCCATTATCTTTTTCTCTTCTTTGCTCGGCCGCCTTTTTTAGCAACCATTCTATTAGGATTAAAGCCCATTTTTTTTACGGCTTCTTTTCCTTTTGCAGTCTTAGCCATTTTTGCTAATCCTTTGTTTCGACTCATGCTTATTGCTTTTGCCATGTTTTTTCCTTTATCGTTTAACCTCTTTTCCGCAAACTGCACAAACTCTAATATAAGTATCTTCAACTTTTATAGCTATAAAAGTTTTGCAGTTACAGAATAACTGTTTTATTTTTGTGATAATTTTTTTAATCATTATCTATTTATTTTTCCAGATTTTTTAGCTTTGCTTCCGAATCTTCCATAAGACTCATCTCTAGAAGCTTTTAATTGCTTCTTAGTTCTTTTCTTACGGATTCTCATAGCGATAGATTCATCTTTTCTAGCTTTGTATCCTTGTTTTTTCTTACCTACTTTTCCACCTTTTTTAAACATAGCACCACCTGCCATGCCCATATCTGATGGATAGTAACCAGATCGCATATCTTTTCTAGCTGTAGACATTCCTCCGCCTCTCATAGCTTTTCTCATAACGCCGCCACCCATGGCACCACGTCTGTTTGCAACCTGTGTGTTATATCTTGGATTTGCCATTTTTTTCTCCTTATTTTTTTCCATTACGGAAAATTTGTGTTCCCTTTATACCATAAATACTCGCAACTACAAGGATCCAAAGATTTGTGAACCATGACGGGAGCTGCGAAAACATCTCGAAGAACAATTTTACCTTGTCCATAGCAGTCGGGTCGTCTGATATGACTGCGTATGCAAGCACCAACACGGGCAAACTGAGAATTATCAAAACTGCCTCGTCTTTCCAGTCTGATTGTCGGGCTTCTAGCAATTTACCCTGGTATTGCTCCTCACCACGGGCCATTTTTTCTGCGTGCATTAATTGCGCGTCAGACATTGCCATTTTTGTTCGCTGCTTGTTAGCGTAAATCTTACTTCCAGCAGAAACGGCTAATTTAATCGCCGATAACCACATGATTTAGTACCAAGTAGCCTTAACAGGTTTTTTATCAGGTCTCAATCTTCGAGTACCCTTTACATCCACAACTTGTGACTCTTGTGGGTTAGTTGTTTCGATAACGATGCCGCCTTGTTGCATACCATCTTTATCTGCACCTAACTCAGGAGTAACTTTTGGATTATTTGTGTTATTTTTTTTCATATCTTCTCCTTATACTATCTTTTTGGCCCTTTCAAGATCTCTACATCAGCCATTTTCATTAAATCGTTCTCCATTTTAGCTGATTGAGACATCATTTGTTTAGTTATTGATGTGCTTGCTCTTAATTTTGCTAAATCTTCGTTTTGTTCAAGCTTTTCATCAAACTGTTGTTGACCCATTAACTGTTTTGAACGGTCTAAATCAATTTTTTCTTGATCTTGTTCACGTTTTGCAGCATCATTCATTGCTCTAAGGTCTAATTCTCTTGATTTTAACTTAGCAACCGGATCATTTCCAAACGCACCCATAATTTTATTCTCTTCTTGCTTAAATTCTTCGGTCATTTCAGCAATTAATTTAGCTTTTCTAGATTCTAAGCTCATTGACAGAGACATAATCTGTTGTTGAATGTTTTGATCCTGTTGCATCATAGGATTTTGAGCCATCGCTTGTTGTAATTGCATTAATTTTGCAATTTCTTCTCTAAATTCTACCTCTAATTGCTCTTGTGCCATTAGAGATATGTGTTCAAAAATATTTTTTTCTAACGCAGCCATTACAATTGGATTATTTCTAGCAATATTTGTAGCCATAAAATTTAAATGCGTTGTGATATGCGCTTGATGGTCTTGTCCTTTAAAAGCTTGAAAAGGTTTTCCAGACATTGCCATAATATTTTCCGCTGCTGGGTCCATCGGAGCAGGTGGTTGAGGTGGTGGTAAAATTTTATCAATATTTTTTACACCTATCGCCGTGTACATAGCATGAAATGCTTCATATAGATTATGCATTTGTGGATTAGACATTGCAAGTTGTAATTCTGTTTGTGCTAAACTAATTCTTTGAGATTGAGAAAATATATTTGGATCTGCAACTGGAATAATATCTATCTTATCATCAAAATCTTGCACCTTAATATTTCTTTGTCCGCCTACTACATCGTACGGATACTCAGCTGGCAGATAAGTTTTAAAAACTCCAGCCAATAATTGAAACTCACTTTTCATCGCCACATACAATCTTTTGTGTATCGCGGACATGACTCTGGAACCACGTTCTAACAGAGCTATAGTCGTTCCAACAGCTGCTTGTTGGTTGCCGTCACCGACCTGCATGTCAGCGATGGCGGCAAATCTTTGCCCTGCCTGTACCACTATACCCATCAACTGTAATAAAGTTGGTGAAGGTTCTTTAAATGGTAATGGCATAAATGCATCTTTGATACTTCCTCCAGGTGCATCTACATCTCTGAATTCTCCAGGTTGAATTGCTTGTGCTTCATCTCTAACTCTGATGCCACGTTGCTTAAATCCGGCTGGTAAATTACTTAAAGTTCCTGCGTCCAATAATTGACGTAAAGCAGTGGTTGCTGTTCTTGATAGTCCACCAATCATATGAATTAAACCAAAACCATAAAAACCTAATCCAGGTAAAAATTTAAAATGAACAAAATAATCTATTTTAAGTTTTTGTGGATCTTCTGCTTGATAGTTTCTTCTAATCGATAATATTTGTCTGTTTCCCATTTCAAGAGTAACAATGTATGGAAGTTTAATTCCAGTTGGTTCTCCTTGTGAGTCTTTATCTTCAAAACCTTCTAAATCTAAGTCGGTATGAATTTCTAAAATAGTGTAGATATCTTCATCTCTAGTTTTTTTAACGCCTTCTAATTCTCTTTCTTTTTTTTCTACTTCAGTTTCTTGATTGTAACCAGGTGTTAATTCTATATCCATATAGAAACCTGATACTTGTTTTTTTCTTAATTCGTTCTCTGACATTTTAATTACGTGTATGACAGCTTCTGCATCTTCTAAAGAGGTTGCAGTATATGGCACAACTAAATCATCAGCTGGAACAAATTTTGAAACAGCTCTGCCTAAAAGTTCATCGTAATAAACTTTTTTAAAGGCAGAGCCACTAAGAGGGAGATAAAAAAGCATTTGATCGAACTCGGGTTCGTACTCCTTCATCACATCCATGAGCTGATAGTTCATGAATTCTTTAACTCTGTTTGATTGCTCTTCTCGAGCTCTATCTGCAAGTCCAACTATCTGTGTATGCACCGGACCAGTTGCAGGTAATAATTCTTTATAAGCTTGCGCTTGAAATTGTGTTACAGCTTCAGCTAACACTGGGTGTGTTGCACCTGAAGCTCCTTGAAACGGTTGTGTAGGGTTTTCATATTTAAATCCTAATAAGTCTAAACCTTTTGTGTAACTATCTTCCCATGATTTTCTAGAAGATTTATATTGCATGTAATTTGCTGCAAGTTCAGAACCTAATTTACCCAAAACTTCTTCTGGTAATAGTTCTGCTAAGTTATCAAAGTGTGATTCTGTTCCAGGTTGATTAACTGCTTCTGGATCAAAACTAATTGTTGCACCACCGTCTTCTTCTTGTGTTACTGTAATATCATCTGGACCAACTTGTTCTTCAACCGTCTCTTGCGTAGCTTCAACGATTTCGTCTTCTCCAGGTACTTTAATTTCAGTCTTTACGTTTGGTAGCGCTTTGTCTATATCTGCCATTTATATTCTCCGAGTTCTCTATTGTTTTAACCTGTTTTGTAGGAACATTCAACCCTTGTGGATTAGGTCCTCTCAAAGGTGGTATTTCCTTCCATTTAACGTGTTGCATATTTGCAACAAGAGTTTTATTTTTCATTATCTAAAAAAATCTCCGTCTTCTCTATCTCTACCAGTAAATAATTTGTATCCTTGATATCCAAGTGTACCAAGTGTTGCTAATCCAGCACCAATAGACAATGCAGGCAATGCTGCTGTTCCCGCTAAACCTAGTGATGCAATACCAAGTAATCCTCTTGATGCTCCAGCTTTAGCAAAAGCTTTTACTGCAGGATTCATAAATGCTGCTCCTAAATAATTTAATGGGTTAGTTGCAGCTTCTTCTAAATCTTTACCAGCTCTAATATCTTGTGCAACATAACCAACAGTTGCTGGCAATGCTACAATCGGTGCACCAAGTGCCCATAATCCTTTTCCAAGAACACCTTTACCTAATCCTAATGCTGCTCTTGTTCTACCTACACCCTCTGGTAATGGTCCAGTTTCTCCAACACCTCTTGCTGTTTGAAAAACTTTTTTAGCAATAGGTGCAGTAAGTCCTGCTGCAGCGGCAGCCTCTAACTTAAATTGATTGTCTAGAAAAATATTATCTTCAACACCTCTACCTAATTGATCTACATCAGCAATTAACATTCCTTCCATCTGACCTGTATCAGTTAGATATGTGCTTGGATCATCGCTTTTAAATTGTTTGACTAATGCACCAGCTCCAGCACCCGCGGCTACAGTACCAAGGCCCAGGGCGATTTTACTAGCTAAACTACCTCGAAGTAAATTAGGGTTTTCTTTTATTGCTGTTAAAAATTGTGTGCCTTTATTTTTTATTTTAGCTGCAACTCCTTCTGTCTTGTTCATATCTTGAGCAAACTTTTGAGGATTTCTTTTTAAAGCTTCCTCTACTTCAACAACACAACCAGTTCCTCCATTTGCAAATCCAATACGACCGCCTGCCTTTCTAAAAATTTGACAAACCGCTCCACCTTTTGCAGCATCAGCTAAAACATCTGCTCGATATTTTAAAAAATTATCTGCCATCTTTGTTATTATTTTTTCTTGAGAAGCTAAAGATTTAAAAGAAACTTTTGCTTCTTTAAATGTATCTTGTAGATCTGGATTTTTTATAAATTCAAAAACTCTTTTGTAAACTTCTGGAAATTTTGCAACTGATAAATTAGTTTTTAAATTAAATGGTTCAGCACCATAATTTTTAATTCTACCGTCTGCTGTAATGCCACCAAACTCTTGTGGTAAATAACTTTGTAAATTAACAACTGCCTCTAATGCTTTTTTATTTCCTTTTTTATAGGCTTGTCCTAAAACTCTATCAAACTGTGCTTTAAATGCACGTTGGTTTAAAAATTCTGGAATTGGTCTTATTTTAATTAAATTCATTGGGTCTGCACCTTCTTTTAACTGTCTAATAAAAGTCAAAGGCACAGGATGGTCTAAATTACCAACAAAGTATTTTCCAAATGGTTGTTTTTTTACTTCTGCCATTTGTGTGTAAAAATTATCTAATTTTTCTAATAAAGGTTTTAAATTTTTGTCACCTTTGTATGCGTCTATAACTAAATTCTTAACTCTATCTTTTAATCTAACGCCAGTGTTTTTAATGGCATCGTGTACTGTTTCTAACTCAGAATTATTATATTGTTTTAAAAAAACAGCACCTTGATCACCTATTCTTTTGTAAATATCGGTATATAAACTTTGTAAAATACTTTTAGCTTCACTAGCTTTAATACTTAAGTTTTTTGCTAAATCTGCAAGAGATGTTTTTTCATTTACTAATAAATAATTAAATATTTTTAATTTATTTGGATCAATTTGTTTTAAAGCTGATTTAATACCTCCCGCCTTCATGGACTTAGATTTATCATAAACTTTAAAATCTTCTGTTTTTTTAAATTGATTAAGTTCTATTTTTAAATCTTCAATTGGACCAAAAGATTCTTTTTTATTATATCCTCCATAAAACAAAGCAGGTGTAAAGTTTCCTGCTTGAGTTTTTCGAACTACAAAACTCACTCCTTTATTTTTAAGTTTATTAACTCTATTTAATTTTGCTATTTTTTTATTTAGATTATCTAAACCTTTTACATCATCTGCCATTACGACATGGTCTGGAATAGGTGCTCCTCCTAATCTAGCTGCTTCTAATTTAGTTAAGGGTTTTGCATAATCTCTCCCTTGAGTTAGCATTCTTTTAACTCTTGCAAAATTTGTAGCTAAGTTTCCGTCTAACTCTTTTGCTATTTCTGTAATAGTAGGAAGTCTTCCTAGTTTTTCTATAAGTCCTTCAGAAATTATTCTTAAATCTTCGACAGTTGGCATTAGACCTCCAGGATCTTAGCTAGTCCGCCTTTTGCAAAAGGTGATTTATATGACTTCATCGCATTTAAAAACATTTCAATAAGTTCATTGAGTGATTCTTTTCCAGATAATTTTACGCCACCACCAATAAACATTTCTGCTTTTTCATAATCAATTTGGTTTTTACCAGGGACTCTAATTTTTTTAAGAAACTCTGCAGCCTGTAAACCTTGTGGCATCTCAGAGATGTTACTATATAAACCAAAACTACCTGAGCCTTTCATGTCTCTTGTTCTAATAAATTTATCTGTAACCTTTGGATCAACTGTTTCTAAAAAATCCATAGTAATTGGACCGCTTCTAAATGTTTCTTCTTGTTTAATAAGATCTGCATCGTCAGCACCTTTTTTAAATAAATTTGCAATACCTTTAAACACACTTTTACCTAATCTAAAACCTGCTCGACCACCCTCTTCAAAAGGTTGCTTTGGTCCGCCAGGTGGATCAAGATCAAGAAACCTTGCAGTCATTCTATCAAACCTTGGATTGTCTGGTTTATTACCCGCAGCATCTACTACATCATTCATAACTCTTTTTGTAAAAGTTAAAATATCTTCACCAGTTGCACCTGGTGGAATTGCTTCTAAAATTCTTGGGCCAAAATATTTTTCAACTAAAAATAATGGATCTCCAGCAACACCGCCGCCACCTTCAGTAATATATCTTACATCTTCTGGAGATATTACACTGCTAAGTTTAGTTGCAAAGGTATCGTCCTCTTTTAACGCTTCTACTAAAAATTCTCTAGCTGACCCTCGTTTAGCAGGTAAGTCACCTTTGTTACCAACTTTGCTTAAAGGTCCTTCCATCATTAATTTTTGAAGTTGTATTGCTAAATCTCCTTGACCTTGTTTTTCTAAATTTCTAAATGTTGTTTCCGCATCTTGGAATGGTTCTGCAATATCATCTTTAAAAGAATCTAAATCATCAAAAGCCATTACGCCTTCTTTATTTCTTCTAGCTACTTGACTACCAACGCCTTCAAATCTTTGTTTTGATAAAGCTGTAAATGCTTTACTATAAAGATCTAGTCTTTGTTTTGTTGGAAGATCATCGTAGACTAATCCCATTCTTTGTGCCAAATTTTCTGCTACTAATTCTGCATCAACTTTTCTGTCATTTGCAAATCCTGGTGATGCATCCTCAATTGCATCATCAATCATTTTTTTAGTTGGCATTCTTGTTCTAAGAGAACCCAAACCTTCAGCTGTAAGATCTCTAGTCCTTGTTGCCATGTCCGTGATATTTGCTGGCGCAGCTTTAGGGTAATAGAAGTCTTCTAGCTTTAACATGTTTTGATAAAGCTTAGTCGCTTGAATGTCGTTTAATTTGTCAGCAGTTAAATAGCCCATGGGGCTTTCTAATTCTTTTAATATTCTTGATTTACCGAGTGCGCCTACTGCTTCAATATTTAAGTCGAGATCGATAAATGGCTCTGGGTTTTTACCGGTACCTAGAAAAGTAACATTAGATCTTGAACCAAGGACATTATTAAGATTACCACCTAGTTTAGAATACAGGGTTACAATTTTTTCTACGAGTTCTTTTTTAGCCATAGTACTTTACATGTCCTCTTACAATTGGTTCATCCTTATAATCTTCAGGATGACGAACGAGGCCGCCCTGTCTAATTCGCATAAGGGCTTGAGTAGTACTATCGACGTAGTCGTCATTTTCTCCAAATGGAAATGACGCACATTCTTCGACGACCTCCTGGGCAAAATGCTCGTGCATAGGGGCCCAGATTTTGCCGCTCTCAAATAGCGGGGCTACCGCGTTTACTCTCGTATGTTTATCATTTCCTTTTGACGGTGTAAAGTTAATAACTGGGATGTCCATTTGCCTTAACTCATGTGTCAGAGGCATCCCTGATGCCTTGGCCTCGATTATAACCATATCAGGTTTCCAGTCTAAATATTCTTCATGAGCTATCCGACGTAGTTCTGGAAAGTCATATCTACCCTTAAAAGCGTTTAATAATATTATACTCTCTCCCTGGTCCTCGGTCTCAAAGACTCCCCACATGGTTATAGCACTATAGTCAGCTGTGGTTGCTTTACTAAATGCAGTATCAAGAGACATGACAACGTATTTAAGTTGTGGTGGATATTTTTTCTCCCAGTCACACCACCATTCTCTTTTAAGCAATGCACCTTCTTCCGCTGTCGGAGACTGCATATATTGAGACAGCCAGTTTGCAACAGGGATCGAGGATTTAGTTTTAAGTAATTCTTGCGCGGTCCAGTATTCAGGCCACACGGGTTTTCCATCAGGGAGCAGGGCTGGTAGTTCTACAACTTCCCATTGGTCAGACCCTTCTTCTGATTGCGCTTTTAATAATTGACCAGTCAAATCTTTTGTAGACCAACGAGTCATAACAATTACAATTGCACCACCTGGCTGTAGACGTTGTCTAGGCCCAGCTGTATACCAGTTCATCGCTTTTTCAAAAGCTTTACTATCTTTACGAATATCTTGTTCTTTGTGTGGATCGTCAATAATTAATAGATCAGCACCACGACCTGTGATCGCTCCACCGACACCGGCTGCAAAATATTCACCGCCTTGTTCAGTTTTCCATTTCCCTGCTGCCTGACTATCTTCTTGAAGTCTAGTGTCAAATAGATCTCGATAGTTTTGTTCATCAACTAAGTTTTTAGTTTTACGTCCAAAGTCAATTGCAAGATCTGCTGTGTGAGTTGCTTGAATTATTTTTAATTTTGGATTCTTACCAATCATCCATGCCGGGAGTAAGTATGAGGCAAACTCCGACTTCGTATGTCTAGGCGGCATGTTGATGATCAGACGTTTAATTTTCCCGTTAGCGAGATCATTAAATTTTTTATTAATAATTTTATGATGTGAACCTTGTATAAACTCAGGCCAGACGTATTTTACAAAACTTAAAAAATTTTTTGTAATATTTGGTTTGGCTTCGTCTAACGCTACGCTTCTTTCAAGCTCAATTAATTTAGCGCTTTCTTCTTGAGTCAAACCCTCAAATTTTTTTTGTAAAATTTTTTCGTCTTGCATATCAAAAATATGTTTTAAAAAGTTATACCTTAACCGTCTGAATTAAGCAATATACTGTAGGTCTGGGACCCCTTTTTGTTTTTAGGGGGGTTCGTTATTTATTTTTAGTTTGGATTGCTGCCTGGTTCTGGTACCTCTATTGGTCTGGGGTGGGCCCGCCCGCGCTCCTCATAGTGGCTCGAGCTATGCAGTTTTTGCATGGGATATTCTGGGTTACCCCATGCAAGAATTGCATGGGATATTATGGGTTATTTTTTATTCATCTATCCTTTCTATATTAGTTCTTGTTGCTGTTGTTTCATATCTTTCATATCCATTGTCGGTATATTTATATTTATGAGTGTCGTACTTTTCTTTTGTAACTTTGATTGGAGTTTCTTTTGGTTTAGGTGTCGGGTTTAAGTTTGCGACCTCTCGTGCAAACTTATGCAAGAATTGATATAAGCAATTTTGATTACAAAAATATGCATAAATACTATCTCTTATCCAATCACTATTTAATGCAATTTTTCTTGTTCTTAAAACTTTATTGTCGCCAGTTCCACGAACCCTTGATTGAGTTTGAATAGTATGGCAACTTGGATTATGACACCAGTTATACTCACTCATATTGCACCCACCAAAGTTAAAATTATGTAGCCATAAATTAATATGGCTACATTTATTAAAGCAACTTCCAAACTCATATTGCCCTCATCACTATTTCATTAGTAGCCATTCGCCACCCATCTGCGTCTAAATCCCAATACACAAAACACATAATTCCATTTTTTGAAATGAATGCCTTGCTACCCTTGTCCGTATCGGGTTTAAACCATTGTCCCTTTCTTGTGATGTACTTGTTATGTTTATTCGCAAAGTAAGTTATGAAAAACTTATTTGGAATGTCTGTTATTGTATCTTCTGTTAGTTTCATATTTTCCTTTCTTTGTTATGTATGGGATTTTATATTAAATCCCATACATTGTCAACTTTTAATTTACACTTTCAGCATTATTTTTTTCGTATAATAACCTCGCTTTTATCTTATCTTCTCTTGATACATTTTTGTTTTTCATACCCTTAATTCTTTCAGCAAGATTTTTAGGATTATAAATAACAAGACCTGTGCTATTAGTTCTAACAATTTCTGCTTCAGAAAGATTAAGACCTAACTCATTCGCTAGTTCAATTGCCTCATCAAGATATTTATAACCTTTTAATCCAATCTTGATTTCTTTCATTTGTTCCAAAACAGATTTTATCCATTTGTAATGTGCCATAACAAATTGCGACTTTGCCTGTTTCCATTGAATTAAAAAATTAAATTCTAATTCTGAACAAGCAATAGACCTATCTCGACAATAATTTCTACCAATTAAATCTAATTGATATTTTTCATTCCACTCTTTGCCATAACCTTTTGTGTCGTTGCCAAGATACTCATTGTTATTGTCGACATATTTTGTTTTATGTGGATTGTTTTCCTTTCCATCTTGCTCAATCAAAATGTCGGGGTTGCAATTTTCCTGTGCTTTTAATTCATCACGAAACAAAGCATATCCATATTCATTATCATTCATTGAATGTGATGAATTATTGTTAATATCGAGGTCGCCATTTAATCTAAAATCAAAATC